CGGCTCGGGAGGGACCGGATTCATGGCTCTGCGCATCCCGGACGGCCCTGTGAATCATTAGGAAAGGGAGAAAAGACTAATAGACACAAAGGAGATAGAAGTAATGGACAACCAGTCAGAGAATGTCAAGATCAGTGTTGATGTGGTAAAGGAGATGGTGAGTGAAAAGGACATGGAGATTCTTGTGCTCAGAACTAGAGTAAATGAACTTCAGAAGGAACTTTTGGAACTGATCGACGCGCAAAGAGAGTCCGCAAAGGAAGAGCAGGAGTAGTCCATGGCAAGACGTAGAGGGCCTGACCACGTAATCCCGAAGGGATTTTTCGAGAGATCCGCCCAGGTCTCTCTTCCTTTCCGTTTCAACGAACTTGGTCAGGTGGCTTCTACCCGTAACCGCGCCGAACAGATCGCCAATAACCTCGCTACAATCATCCTCACCATACCTGGGGAACGGGTCATGCGTCCTACCTACGGTAGTGAAACGAAGATGCGAGTCTTCGAGGCTAACGATGAACTGACAAGAGCCGCGATCTCTGCGGATCTCCGCAAGGCTTTTGCCCGGTGGGAGCCCGAAGCGAGGATTGAGGACATTCGCTATTCCGGCCCGGAGGAGATCCAGGATGAGATCGAGGAAGGAAGCCTCTTCATCGAGGTCGATTTCTCGCTGGTAGACTCTGAGGAGCGCCCGCAGCCCCGCTATACTGCATCAATTGACGTTGGGGGACGGGTCTCAGAAGTGAGGATCCTATGAGTCAAGAACGCCTGCCACAGCCCGCTGTGGACTATACGAGCCGAGACTGGATGGCCTTTCGTGAGGCCATGTTCGAGGCAATTCCTTCAAGGATCCCTGAATGGACCTCGCGCAGCCCCAATGACTTCGGCGTCGTCATGGTGGAACTGTTCGCTTACGTCGCGGATAACCTTTCCTTCTACGCTGATCGTATCGCCAACGAAGCCTTCCTCCGCACGGCGGTCAGACGGCGCTCGGTCCTCGATATCGCCAAGATGCTCAACTACCAACCCACTCAGGGGTCGGCGGCGCAGGCAGAACTTCAGTTCGAGGTATCGGAGACGCTTGGTGAGGTCGTCATCCCTCGATTGACCCGCGTCTCTACCCGCCCCGATCACGACAACTTGACCGACATCATCATCTTTGAGACAGATGAGGAACTTGTCCTCGATGGATCAAGCGAAGGGACGCGCTTTGGCACGGTCTGGGCAACGCAAGGGGAAAGTTACCTTCGGGTGGACCTCGGTGAGCAATCCGACGGCACGCCCGGACAGATCATGGCGCTGCCCTACGCCCCGGTCGTCGGCGGCACGGTTGAGGTCAGGATTGACGAAGGCGGCGGCTTCGCAATCTGGCGCGAGGTTAACAACCTCCTCGACGTAGATGGAGTAGACCCGGCCTACAGCCTCGACGTAGACGAGGAAGAGACTACGTATCTCGTATTCGGGGACGGCATCAACGGAAAGATCCCGACCAAGGAGGCCGAGATTGAGGTCTCCTTCCGAGTCGGCGGCGGGGAGGTCGGTAACGTCCCAGAGAGTACGCTGACCGAGATGGTAGACACCGTGGATGGTGTCTTGGGCGTCCACAACCCCTCACCTGCCACAGGGGGCGCGGACCCCGAGAGTACGGCTGAGATCCGTGTCAATGCCCCGAGAGCCCTGGCTTCGGTCAATAGGGCGATTAATCTCAAGGACCACGAGGTCCTTGCTCTCCAGGTTCCAGGCATCGGTAGAGCAAGCGCCGAGCAGACAGGGGACCACGAGGTCACAGTCTACATTGCCCCCGTCGGCGGTGGGGTGGCCCCTCCCGCGCTCAAGGACAGGGTACAGGAGTACATGGATCCTCGTCTCATCTTCGGCAAGTCCGTCGTTCTCGGTGACCCCACCTACGTCGAGATCGATGTCACGGTGGACATCCAGGTTCTACCCACCTACAGTCAGCAGCGCGTCAAGGAAGCGGTAGAAAAGGCCGTGTCCCGGCAACTTGATTTTGAGCGCGTAGACATCCACGACACGGTTACTTTGAGCCAGTTCTATCGCGCGTTCTCCAACATTGGCGGCGTAGACTACGGAGTAGTTTCGACCCTGGCGGTTGCTCTATCGTCAGGCGCGGCCGACATCTCACTAGCGATTGACGAAATACCCGTAAAGGGAACGATCACGATCAACGCTTCCGGCGGGGTCGTCTAAGAGGAGTAGACAATGCCGAGTTACCCCGGAAACATTCGAGTCTTCACCCCGCGCGTAGACCTAGAGGATGTCGTCAAGGCCAAGCACATGAATGATGTGCAGGCCGAGATTACTGCCATCCAGGTCGCGCTAGGTACCGACCCCTCGGGTGGGAGCAATACCGTCCGTGAGCGCATCGAAGACGTTGAGACCGGTTTGGCGGCTATTCCTACCGGCGCTGACCCCTATCCCCAGTACTACAACACCCCGCGCCACGAAGCCAACAACCACTCCTTCGTCGAACACAATCAACTGTCCGGACTCGCGTCGGGTGACCCACACCCTCAGTACTACAATCAGAGTCGGGGGGATGCCCGGTACGCTAAGATCGATGACATTCCCAGTATGCCTGAAACGGCAACCCCCTACGTTTACGCCTACGCAACCTGGCCTTCCTCGTCTTCTAACACCCGACGCAACCTCAATGGCACAATTCGCATCCCTACCTCGTGGAACACCGCGCATGTCACTGTTCGTGCTCACTGGGGTATGCAGGTGGAGCACACCGGAGGAACAAATGCCCAGGCTACTCTTAGGGGCTGGGCAACGTGGAACGGGAACCCTCCCTCGCACGGGATGAGTGGTAGTAGGCTGAAGAATACCCACGCCTTCATCGGCTCGCGTTGGTTCACTACCGGGACCTCGGTAGCCTCCTGGAGCATCTCTTCTACCGGGAATCAGCAGTACGGGGTGGTGCTTGAATGGCTCGGGTCCTGGGACTTCCGGTGGACGATGGATGTCCATGTTGAGGCCTTTGCCACAAGAAGTCAATAGTTAGGCTCAATAGATGGCTGTTTACGGCTTTGACATCTATGGGGACTCCCCTTATGGATGGCTCGAAACGAACTTCGATGCAGAGCCGTTCTTGGCGATGCCTCAGACGTACGGCCAGTGGACTACCGTTGAGAAAACCCAGCAGTACGAGGACGGCACCGAGGTAACCTTCGAGGAGCGCCGACGCATTGGTGAACTCCTCGTCTCGTGGAATGTACCGTCGGGAGAATACGAGCGCCTGAGGCTCGTACGGAACACGAGAGGCTTTAGCGCCCACCAAGACGACGGTCTTGTCCTCTTTGATGAGTTAAAGGAATCAGCCCTTTCTTCCATCATGGACCGAGGGCTCAAGCCCGGCGCATTCATCTACTACACGCTCTGGGCCTACAATGAAGACTTCATTCCCTTCGGCGCGCTCGGGTGGAGGCGAGCCGGTGACACAATCGGCATCCCTCTCAAGGACCACGGCTACCGGAACCGTCTCTGGGAACTCCTCCCCGACATGTATGCCGAGGCTGACCGTACGATGTGGAAGTACACGTCCCAGTTTCCGAAGGACCGAGACCTCGCCTGGGAGAAGGGTGGTCCTCTTCAGCGATTCATCGGCGTAATTGGTGAGCAACTAGACCACATCCGTAGTGAGTACGAGTCCCTGTTCACTCTGAGGGACATCGATCAAATGTCGGCGGGGATGCTTCCTCTTTTGGCCCACGAACTAGGAGTCAGGGTCGAGGCCGAACTAGGATCGCAGTTGACGAGGAAGTTGCTCAAGAACTCCGTATACATCTCCCAGCACAAGGGGACTCCCATGGGCGTTAGAGCCCTCGTGTCCTCCGCTGCTGGGTGGGATTGTGATCTCCTCTATGACTCGATGGAGCGAAAACTCGATGTACTCCTCCTGCCCGACCGCTTGAATCTCATCCCCAACCCTGGATTCGCTGTCGATCTCCTCGGCTGGGAGGCTGACCCCGAAGAGACCCTGATCTCACGCTCTAGTGAGATGTCGGTGTTCCACGATCACGCTATGAAGGTCGAGCCCGCTGTCGGCAACACGGCGGGGGAACTCACCGTCTGGGCACCCGACGAGGCAGGTTACCCGATTGCGATCTACGGCCTCGTGCGCTACGGCGATGAGCGTAAGACCTACGCCGCCACACAGCCTGAGGGTGGCGTACAAGCGGAACTCCTCCCATTCCGACCCAAGCAAGTCGAATTCTGGCACCGCTACACCTTCTCCTGTTACATCAACTCTAACGTCTCACGCAAGGCTTTCCTCACGGCCTCGTTCCTCGACGAGAATAAGGAATTCGTTGCCAGCGAGCGTTCTCCTGGACAGTGGACCGAGGTCCTAACCGACGTGCAGTGGGATGAGGACAGCACCCGACACGAACTCACGGTCTTCGTGCCCAAGACCGCGCGCTACGCAGGCGTGGCCGTAGAGATCTTGGGGGCAGAGGCTGGAGACGAGCACTGGATTGACGGCCTTTTGCTCGAACTGTCCTATGAGTCTAAGCCCTACTTCGATGGCTCTTTCGATCCCCACCAACATTACTTCTGGCACGGTAACGCTCACTCTTCCCCCTCTTACTTCTATTCGCGCCGACTGCTTAGAGGTCAAAGACTTTCCGCTCTCATGCACGACCACATGCCCGGAGATGTGAACTTTGAACTCGTCTTCGGTGAGGGCGCGATTGCACCTTTGGAGAATCCTGACTTCTTCTAGCCCTTGACGCACCCCCAGACGGAACGGTAGGGTGGTTGCATGGATCTACTTCTCACCTCGCTCGCCACTCTTGTCATCGTCTACGCATTCGAGTCCGTGACGGACGAGATCGTGACGACCGATGGGGCTCCGGGTGTGCCTGCCTGGATGCTCCTCATCGTCGCCATGGTCACAGCCCTCGGGCTTGCGGCCTGGACACAGGCTACAGTGGAGGGCGCGGTACTCCTCGGCCTCGCGGCTGCGGGGGGCGCAGGACTGCTCAGACTCTTGAGCGAGGTCCTGAGTGCGGCTAGGGTGTCTCTCCTGACGCCGCGACGGCGCTAAGTAGTACTCAATCGACTGGAGGATAGAGATGGCAACTATCGGCATCATTGGCTCGGGGGAGACGACCCCCGAGAACGCCACCGAACTGCTCGATATGATGATCGACCAGACGGGTGGTGACACCGAAGCAGCCTTCGTGTTCGGGGTCTCGCATGAGTGGACCCCGGTCTTGCAGGAGGCCGCTGACTACTTCGAGGACTTCCCCTCCGAGGTGGTGTGGTCGCAGCGCGCGAGGAAGGATCTCGATGCCTTCCCCGATGATCTACTCGACGCGGCCACCGCTGTCCACAAGGCCGAACGGGTCGGGATCAAGGTCGCTGACGTGCTCGCCAAGCGGCGGGACGAGGGCAACGAGGTCTATCTGGCCGTGGCCTGGGACCACAACCTCGCAGAAGACGAGGAGGACGAGGGCTATCGCGCGGCAGAGGCTGCCCACGACCTCGGCATCGAGGTCCGAGACCTCACGAGTGGTCTAGAGATCATCAACTTCCTCGACGAAGAGGACGANGAGGAAGAGCCCGAGGAGGCTGAGGAGAAGGACGAGGCTCCTGAGACCGATGGCTACACTCAGGAGTACCTTGAAGGCCTGGACCGCGCAGATCTGAAGAAGATCGGCATC